CGGCCTTCGTGCTGGGCGGCGTCTACGGGCTCATCGAGCTTGCGGATGCCTTCCAGAACGCGCGCTACCACCGCGCTCAACGGGACAGGATCAATAGTCGGTTGGGCGTCTTCCATGAGGGAGGGCAATAACGATGCGCGAACGTAACGTATTGCGCGTCAACGCGGTCGAGGAACAAGCGCTTTACCGCAGTGCGGTAGCCGAGATTCTCTGGAATATTCAGACGGATCACCGTGTCACGCTCCAGGAGATCAGCGAGACGATCGATGTTTCGCTGGGCACTGTCAGCAATGCTGCGAACAAGAAGGCGGACCTCAATCCGATCTACCTCAAGCGGCTAGGCGAGGCATACGGCCCTTGCACGCTGGACCCCTATGCCAAGCTAATTGGCGGTCGTGTCGTGGCCTTTGAGCATGAGAGTGACGGTGACATTCTGCCAGTGCTGACGATCGCCACACACAAGGTCGTGTCGGCTCGGTCGCCATCGTCGGAAGCCGGGGCCATCGAAACGCTCAAGGAGCAACTCGGCTACCTGCCGGACCTTCGCCGCGCCCGTCGCGAGATCGATGCGCAGATCGCCAAGATTGAAGCGCGAAAGGCAGCAGCATGATCTCCCATCTCATAGCCTCCTATCGCCAACGCAAAGCCATGAAGCGCTTGGACGAGTTGGTTCAGCAAACGCTCTCCAGCTACGAGCACAAGCGTTACCTTGAGCGCCGCGAGGCTGCCTTGAAGGGGAGGGCGCGGGCATGAAGGTTTACGCTGACATCCCGAAGCGGCGTGTTGCGGCACCGGCCCTCATTCGCATCGTCGGCAAGGCGATGACAGTAGAATGCCTGCAACCCGTTCCGGTCAATACCAAGCATCCCAGCTTGTCCGTCTGGAACTCCAAGGCAACCATGTGGGGGCAGGGGTGATCGAGCTTCCTTTCCCCCCAGCATCGCTCTCAGGCCACGCTAAGGGTCATTGGCGATCAAAGGCGGCAATCACCGCCAAGCATCGCGAGTGGGCGCGCCTGGCCACGCTGGAGGTGCGTGATATCGTTATACCGGCAACGGGCGATATTCGTGTGATCGTGGCGTTCTATCCGCCCAACCGGCGCGGCGATCGGGTCAATTTCCCGAACCGCATGAAGCCATATTTCGACGGCATCGCGTCAGCTTTGAATGTCAACGATAGTCGCTTTCTACCCGTCTACTATTTCGGCGAGCCCGTGAAGCTCGGCAGGGTCGTGGTCGAGATCGGAGAGGCAGTATGACCTCCGCGATCCACACTATCCACAGCGAGCATTTTCAACGGCTTATCCTGTTTGATGAGGATAAGCGATTATCCACAGTTGCTTGCACCCAGTTGTCGGGGGCATAGAATCGTCGATGGGCGCTATCCTCCCTTTCGCGAGCAAGCAGCAGGCCGGCGAAACTCCGGTTGAAGCCGCTTGGCGCGTGTATTCTGAACTAGCGACACAGCAACTCGACAACCCTGAGCTTGCCACCAATCTTGAGCATTCGATGGCCGCCGCCCGCGCCTGGGCAAAGTGGCGCGATCTCTTCTTATCGGAGGACGCGGCGTGACGCAGCTTGTCTCGGCCACCGCCGCCAGCCAGTCGCTCGTAGAAGCGGAATACGTCCTGCTTGCGAGCCTGATGTACGACAATGCGCGTATCGATGCGGTTGCCGACATTCTCAATCCGGAGGACTTCGCGGAAGCCGCATTCGGCCATGTCTATGGGCTAGTCGTCTCTGAGTACGCCCAAGGTCGACCAGCCAATATCATCACCATCCGCCCGATGATCGCCGACATGCCGGCATTTAGCGGAGCGGAAGGCCAGCGCTTCTGGCGCGACATGGCAACCTCATCGACGTTGCTCATGCGCCCCACCGATGGCGCCAAGATGATCGCCAGAGAGGCCCGCAAGCGGCGCTTGGCGGACGGTCTGCGCGAAGGCATCGCCAAGGCATCAGATCCACAGAGCAGCGTGGAGAGCATCGCCGACGTAGCAGACGCCGCGATCGTGGGCGCGCTTGCTCCAGGGCAGGCGTCAACATCTCTCTCGATTGGCGACGCATTCAACAATCTGGCCAATTCGCTTGGTCAACCGGCCAACGCCATCCGCTGCAACCGCGTCCCGACACTGGACAAGCTCACCGGGGGCATTCGCCGTAAACAGCTTGTCGTGCTAGCTGCGCGCCCTGGCATGGGCAAGACCGCCGTCGCGCTATCTCTGTCGCTCGGCACGGCTATGGACGGTCGGGGCACGCTCTACGTCTCGCTTGAGATGGGCGCAGAGGAATTGACCGCCCGCATGATGGCGGACCTGTCGTTCGACGACCATCGCCCGATCGCCCTTAGCGAGTTGCTGGACGAACAGGTTCCGCAATGGATCATTGACCGCACCGTCGCCTACGGCGCGCGCATATCGCAATTTCCTCTCCAGATTGAGGACGTGGCCCATATGACGATCGGTCGCCTTGCGATGGTCGTCCGCCGGCACAAGCGCAGATTGGCGGCCAAGGGCATCCCGCTTGAGGTTGTCGTTGTGGACTACCTCCAGCTTCTCTCAGGTAGCCGGGCTCATGAAGGCCGCGTCCAGGAAATCTCCGAGATCAGCCGTGGGCTCAAAGCCATCGCGAAGGAAAACGATGTCGCTGTCATCGCGCTATCCCAGCTCAACCGCGACGTTGAAAAGCGTTCCGACAAGCGCCCCAATCTGGCGGGCCTTCGGGAAAGCGGGCAGATCGAACAGGACGCCGACGTCGTGTTGTTTTTGCTCCGTGACGAATATTACCTGCGTCAGAACGAGCCCGCGCCCAAGAGCGCCGAGCGTGTCGCTTGGGAGCAAGCGCTGTCAGAGTGCGAGAACAAGCTAGAGATCATTCTCGGCAAGCACCGCCAGCGCCCCGCCAGCCATGGCGTGGCTGACTTCTACGCCAAGTTTCAGGCGGTGCGCGGGTGAGCGGCATCATCTATTTCATCGGCTGCCAGGCTACGGATACAGTCAAGATCGGCTTCACATCCGGTAGCCCGATCGCGCGGCTGCGCCGCCTGCAAACGGGCAATGCGCACGATCTGGCGCTTCTAACGCTGATCCCCGGGACGCGTGAAATGGAGAAGATGCTCCACCACCGTCTCAGCGAATGGCGGATGAGCTGAGAATGGTTTCGCATTGAGGGTGATGTCCTCAAGCTGATCGACAATCTTCAGCAACTCGAACTCGCCGCGCTGGCGGAAAGCGTGGATGGTGATGACTAAGGCAGCACAGCCTTGGATGAAGTTCTACCCGCAGGATTGGCGGGCCGACGAAAAGCTGCGCCTATGTAGCCTCGCCGCCCGTGGCCTATGGATGGAAATGCTCGCGATCATGCACAGGTCCGAGCGATACGGCCAACTACTGATTGGCGGACACGTCCCGACCGACGCGCAACTCGCCGTGCAAGTAGGAGCGCTCCCCGACGAAGTGACAGCCCTAGGGGCCGAGCTCTCCGACGCGGGCGTATTCTCACGCGCGGGCAGCAGCGCAATCTACTCGCGACGAATGACCCGCGATCATCGCAAGGCCGAAACTGCCCGCAAAAACGGGAAACGCGGAGGTAATCCAACACTTTCAAAACAAACGGATAATAGTAAGTCGGTTAACCAAAGGGTTAAGGGGGGTGTTAAGCCCCAGAAGCCAGAGACCAGAGATTCCGATACTAAAGTATCGGGCTCCGCCGCTGGAGATATTCTCAAATCTCTCTTTGACCTAGGCGTGTCGCTGCTTGTCGATCGAGGGCATGGGCCAAAGGAGGCCCGTAGCCTTGTGGGGAGCTGGCGCAAGGGGCGGCAAGACGCGGACGTGCTGGCAGCCATTATCGACTGCCAAGCAAAGGGGATCAGCAACCCCGTCGAATGGATGCCCAAGCGCCTTGCCCAGGCCGCCGCTTCGCCGTCCGCATATACCGATCATGTGCTTGAGAAATATCGGAAAGCCGCATGACCCATCCCTACACCCTGGCATATCGAGAGGAAGCGCGGCGCTGGATTTATCGCCTGATCCTCCGGCCACTCATCAAGCGCAATTACGCGATGAGAGCGCGGGCAGCGGCTCCCGATGTATTATATTGGGCGGACCGTCTCGCCGTTTCGTGGGGCCATTTCACCCCCATTCGAGAGAGGATCTAAACGATGGGATGGATTCTCATTGGCGTGATGGCGTTGCTGGTGATCACTGGTACCCGCGTGATCGCGGACAAATTCAATTCTGGCGGAAGGTATTAGGGCACATGGCTAAGGGGCGGGGAGCGACGGACGGTTGG